TGATCAGCTCTCTGAGGAGATGGTCGCGCAATTACCGGAGCCAACAGGCTACCGCATCATGATTCTACCGTTCAAGATTAAGGAAAAGACTAAGGGAGGTATTGTTATTGCAGATACCGCCCGTGAACGAGAGCAAGTGGCCACAGTAGTGGGACTTGTTCTTAAACTTGGTTCTGACGCCTACACTGATCCAGCAAAGTTTCCACATGGAGCTTGGTGCAAGGAGCAGGACTGGGTGGTTTTTGGTCGTTATGCAGGCGCTCGAATTCCCATTGACGGAGGCGAAATCCGCTTGCTCAATGATGATGAGGTTCTGGCCACAATTGACGATCCAGAGTCAATTTTGCAGACTTTTTAATTTGGACTTTACGAATCAGTTTCGTTGAACTATTATTAACGCACACATGGAGAAGACCATGCAAAATAATACCGCAGAAAATATTGAACTAGAACTTCCTGAAGAGGAAGATAACACAGCAGCAGATCTTGAAATCGAAGCTTCAGATCAGCTATCAGAAGCTGTTGCCCCTGTTGCAGAAGAGGCAGAGGCTACCGCCGAAGACAGGGTTAAAGAGTTTCTTGATACAGACGATGAGCTAAAAGAATACGGCGATGGTGTACAGAAGCGTATTGATAAACTCACATATAAGTATCGTGAGGCAGAACGCCGTGAACAAGCAGCTATTGAATATGCGCAAGGTGTCCAGGCGCAGTTACAACAGCACCAGCATCAAGCTGATACACAATTAAAGCAGCAGGATGCTACATTATTTAATGAGTATGATAATCGTGTTGGTTCTGAATTAGAACAGGCAAAAACGGCATATAAAGCCGCCTTTGATTCAGGGGACCCTGATGCTATTGTAGAAGCTAATCAGGAGCTCTCGCGCCTTTCTGTAGAACAAGAGAATTTGAAACGGGTACGAATTAGACGAGAGCAGGCGGCGCAACAGCAACCTGTTATGCCTCCTCCTGTTCAATATGCCCCGCAACAGCAAGCGGCTCCTCCTCAGCCAGACCCTAAAGCTGAGGGTTGGGCAGAAAAGAATGAATGGTTTGGTAAAGATGAAGCGATGACATATGCCGCGTTTGGCATTCATCGCAATCTTGTCGAACAAGAAGGTATTGATCCTACAACCGATACCTATTACACAGAATTGGATAAACGGGTTCATGAGGCTTTTCCTCATAAATTCCAGAGTTCAAACCGTCCCGTACAGACGGTGGCCTCTGCTCAACGGAGCAGTGCTAAACAAGGTACGCGAAAAGTAAAACTCTCACAGAGTCAGGTAGCAATTGCTAACAGGCTCGGTGTGCCTCTTGAAGAGTATGCAAAATATGTTACCCAATAAGGAGAAATACCCTATGGCAACCCCACGGACAACTAGAGCCGCAACAACACGTAGTAAGACTACACGTAAACAATCTTGGGCTCCGCCCTCAATGCTGGAAGCTCCTGAAGCTCCCGCTGGATACAAGCACCGTTGGATTCGATCAGAATCTGGGGGTGTGGATGACAAGATCAATATGTCTAAACGCATGAGAGAAGGTTTTGAACCTGTTCGTGCTGAGGACTATCCTGATTTTGTTGCACCAACCATTGATGATGGAAAACATGCAGGTGTCATTGGCGTAGGTGGATTGATCCTAGCCAAGATCCCCGAAGAAATCGCAGACGAGCGCAAGGCTTATTTTGAAGAACAAGCCAACGCCGCTATGGAAGCAGTAGATAACGATTTCATGCGGGAAAGTGATGGAAGTATGCCCCTCAGTTCTCCTGATAGGCGTACACAGGTAACTTTCGGTAATCCTGAAAATAGGGGTTCCGATGATTCATAAACTTTTGATAAGAGGAATTAGTTATGGCTAATACTGATAATCCGAACGGCTTTACCCCTGTTCGCCACCTTACAGGTGGAACTATTCGCATGGGCGAATATTTGATTGCATCTGGTGAGTCTGACGCTTCTATCTTTACTGGTGATTTGGTTGTGCTGGATGCAGATGGTTACATCGCTGCGGCGGCGGCCTCAGACACCAATATTGTAGGAGTGTTTGCAGGATGCAAATACACTAACTCATCTGGCGATGAAACATATTCTAAGCATTGGGCTACTGGAACCACTACACAGGGTTCTGCGGACGCAACTGCTTATGTATATGATGATCCTGATATTGTCTATGATGCACAGCATGATGGCACAGGAGCTAAGGCAGATAATGGCGCAACTTTTGATATTCTTGCAACAGCCGGTAGCACTACTAACGGTCGTTCTAGCATGGAGATTGATACGTCTACAACAGGTTCTGGCGGACAGGTTCGTCAGATTGGTTTAATTGGTCAGGCAGACAATGCTTGGGGCGCAAATGCAACCGTTGAGTGTATTATCAACGAGCATGTGTTCCGTAAGGCTGCTGGCGCCACTGTATAAGGAGACTGAGTAATGGCAATTAATCGCGCACAACTCGTTAAAGAGCTGGAGCCCGGTCTGAACGCCCTGTTCGGTCTGGAATACAGCAAATATGAGAATCAGCATACTGAAATCTTTGATACCGAGAATTCTGATCGGGCATTTGAAGAGGAAGTAATGCTTTCTGGCTTCGGTCAGGCATCCACTAAGGCTGAGGGTGGCGGCGTATCTTACGATACCGCACAGGAAGTCTGGACTGCTCGTTATTCTCATGAAACCATCGCACTTGCGTTCGCTCTAACTGAGGAAGCTATCGAAGATAACCTCTACGATAAGCTCTCTTCTCGTTATACGAAAGCACTTGCACGTTCTATGAACTACAGCAAACAGGTCAAGGGAGCAAATGTACTTAATAATGCGTTCGCTTCTTCTGGCTATGATGGCGGTGACGGTGAGTCCCTATGTGGTACTGCTCACCCAACCCTCGGTGCTGGTAACAAGGCAAACCGTCCATCCACTGATGCTGACTTGAATGAAACTTCTCTTGAAGATGCACTGATTGCTATCAGTAACTTCGTAGATGAGCGTGGACTGAAGGTTAATGTTCAGGGGCGTAAGCTAATCATTCCTGCTAATCTGGGTTTCGTTGCAGAGCGTCTGCTCAAGTCTGAAGGCCGTGTTGCTACTGCTGATAATGACATCAACGCAACTCGTTCACGCGGAATGATGCCAGAGGGATATGTTATCAATAACTATCTCACTGACACTGATGCTTGGTTCATTAAGACTGACGCACCAAACGGTCTGAAGCACTTCCAACGTGCTGCTATGAAGACTGGTATGGAAGGCGATTTTGAGACTGGTAACGTCCGTTACAAGGCTCGTGAGCGTTACTCCTTCGGTTGGAGTGATTGGCGGTCCATCTATGGTACTACTGGAGCGTAATTTTACGTAATCTGATTGGTATCAGCCCCCGCCTTTGAGCGGGGGTTTTTATTTGTAAAAAAGATAGTTGCGCCAGCCAAAAAGGTGTGACATACTTCAATTAGTGGAAACGCTATTTATATATCTTTTAGGCCGCCAAGCCTAATTGAGTTGACTGATAAAACAGGAGAAATACCATGGCAACTACCCATTTTTCTGGACCTATTGCAGTTGGATCAGGTTCTGTAGAGACACTTACAGCAGCAAAGACTCTCACTGGAGACAATAGTGGAATGACTTATTTCCTCGGCGCAGCCGGTGGTTTCACAGTCACTCTACCAGCACCTTCAGCGGGTAATCGTTTTAAGTTCATCGTATCCGTAGCCCCAACTACAGCATATATAATCGCCACTAACGGTGGTGCTGATATTATGATCGGTGGTGTCAACGAGCTTGAAGTGGATACAGCTGATGATGGCCCTTATGACGCTAATGCTGATGTCATTAACTTTGTAGCTAGTGTTGCAGTAATTGGTGATTATGTAGAAATGGTTTCCGATGGTACTAGCTGGTACTTCAATGGCCAGACTAATGCTGACGGTGGCGTTACTACTGCAACATCTTAATCTTTTGAATGAGGGGACGCATGGTCCCCTCTCTTAAAGGAGATTGATCATGCACAGTGATAGTAAAACAACCACAGTAACCGCCAGTGGCGCAGTATTTGGTGGACCTTCGCGTGTTGTAGGAATTTATTATGTAGCTAGTGGCACTGCAGGAAGTGTTGTAATCAAGGACGGGGGTTCCGGTGGGACTACTCTTGCTACGATTGCAACCCCAGCATCAGCAACCGCTACACAGTATGTTGATCTTAGTCGATCACCAATTCGGTGTGAGACAAGTTCTTACGCGACTCTTACGAATGTAACCTCATGTATGGTGGTTTATAACTGATGGCTACTTCAGGCTCTCAAGATTGGAGCTTGGACGCATCAGATGTAATCGAAGAGGCGTACGAGCGGTGTGGGTTGGAATTCCGTTCGGGCTATGACGCTCGTACAGCTCGTCGGTCCATGAATCTTCTGTTCGCTGATTGGGCAAACAGAGGAATCAAGTTGTGGAAGATGACCAAGGTCGAGTTGACCTTGACTGACGGCACAGCCAATTACACACTCGGGACTGACACCGTTGACGTTACAGATGCTGCGATCCAAAGGGATAGCACAGATTACCTGATCGAGAGGATTTCTCGAAACAGGTATCACTCACTTCCGAAGAAATCTACTGAAGGTAGACCGACGCAGTATTACGTTGATCGACAACGCGCAGCCCCGGTCGTATACCTGTACCCAACTCCGGAAAATTCCACGGACAAACTGGTGTATTACAAGATGGAGCGTATCGAGGATATCGATGCTTCCAGTAATGACCCGGATATTCCGTACCATTTCTATCCTGCGCTTGTATCAGGGCTCTCATATTATCTATCGGTAAAGAAAGCCCCTGATCGAACACAGATGCTAAAAGCTCTCTACGACGAGGATATGTATCGAGCAGAGCAGACAGATCGAGATGACACCAATATGCGGATTGTTCCGAGAGTGGCGAGAATCTGATGACCTACGCTCTTGGGCAACGTGCAAGGGCAATGTGCGACCGATGTGGGTTCGAGGTCCCGTATCGTGATCTTGTGGAAGAGTGGAATGGTTTAAAAACCTGTCCTTCCTGTTTTGACGAGAAACATCCGCAAGAACAACCACGGGGTCATTTACCTGACCCAGAAGCGTTATATGACCCTAGACCCGACAGTGATGTTGAAGCGGGACAGGGGTTCGTTTATATTGACTCTTGGTCAATGGATCCCACCAAAGGAATAAATTCATCTATTGGTATGGGATTTGATGGGATTCGTGCTACACTCTCTGTAGGGGATGTAACGGTGACTACAACATGAATTACAGTAGCTTAAAGACATCAATTGAGGAGTTCACTGAAAATGACGCGTGGGGAACAACTACGCAGATTGATCAGATCATCGAGAATGCTCAACTGAGAATTACTCGGGAGACAGACCTTAACGCTACTAGAAAGTATTCGACTGCAACATTGGGTTCAGGCTCGTATTTTCTTACCGCACCCTCTGATATGGTCGTGATACGATCTATACGAATTCAGGACGGGGATAAGCTCATGCAGAAGGATGTGTCCTTCTTGGATGATTATAACCCTACCCGAACAACAACAGGTACACCGAGGTATTACGCAACGTGGGATCACGATACGTTCCTTGTACAACCTGCAGTTTCAACGAGCACTACAATAGAGCTCGCCTATACAAAACGTCTACCGACGCTGAGTGACAGTACGACCACAAACTGGTTAACTGATAACGCCCCTGATGTCCTTTTATACGCTTGTCTTACGCAAGCAGCGACTTTTATGAAAGGGGAACAAGAGAGTCTTCAAGATTATGAAGGCAGATACCAAATGGCTCTACAGGGGCTACTTGGTGAAGAAGATTTGCGCAATCGCGCAGAAGAGTATAGGTCCGGGGCATTACGTCTCGGCGCAACAAGTAAATAGGAGCCCGGATAATGGCACTTTCACAAGAGATATGTAACTCCTTCAAACAGGAGTTGTTTACAAATACACACACTTTCACAGCAGGTAATGCCACTACTTTCTGTATGGCGCTGCTGACTACAGCCGCTACGGCGAACGCACAGACCACGGCGTTCACTACTACTGTGGGAGCGAATGAGGTTTCCTCTAGCGGGTCTTACACCGCCGGGTTGACTACTACTGCAGAGGCTACTAAAGCACTGACTGTAGCAACTGGAGTACCTTACGTGACTCAGACATCTGCGACAGGAGGAACCGCATGGGTGGACTTTGATAATAAGTCTTGGACCACTGCGACAATCTCCGCACGCGGAGCGATCATTTATAATAAATCGTCTAGTGATAAAGCTGTAGCAGTACTGGATTTCGGCGGTACGAAAACTTCCACAGCAGGAACTTTCCAAGTTGTCTTCCCAAGTCCGACATCTTCTACAGCAATTATTAGGATCGCTTAAAGCGGAGTAGATAGTGGCTTCAAGTACTACGTACTCAGGCTGGGGCAAAGTCGCATGGGGTGAAGCCTCGTGGGGAGATGGTGTCTCTATCGATGTTTCTGTTGACGGGCTTTCCTCAACAGGAACTCTGGGTAACGAAGTACCTTCTGCTAGTTCGATTGTCTCTGTTACAGGAGTATCGGCAACAGCGGCAATCGGTGCAGAGTCTGTAATAGCTAATGCAGATGTATCTGTCACCGGAGTATCGGCAACATCGACAACAGGCTCTGAATCTGTACAGACTGATCAGAATATTTCTGTCACCGGAGTATCGGCAACATCGACAACAGGCT